TTGGGATCTTCCTTTCTCGGGCACAGGCAAGCGAATCATAAAGTCACACACATTTGCACACGAACTTGACCATCTCAAGGATATAGGTCATCCAATCGTAATGGTGTACAGGAACGACTTCGAATGTTTGGAATGGTGGAAACTGTGTGGTGAGTTCACAATCACATATCCCAACTACCAACACTTTGTAAATCTCGACCTCATGTGGGAACACATACAGGCAGAGAACCGAGACACAATGCAGTTCATCAAAGATAACAAAGATAAGATTCATCAACCCAAAGACAATGTTGACCTGTGTAGGTTATTAGATATAAGTTTTCCTGACACAAAGGGAAGGATACATAATTACGCACACAAAGGAATACAGGTATATGTCTACAAGTAATTGGGAAGACGCAAGAGCAAGAAGCAACTATCACTTCAACAAGTGGCACCGGGACACAGACTGTGTTCAACACCTGGGCAAGTTCACGGGCGGGTGGCAGACCGAACTACAAACGGTTATTGATGATGCCAAGCCATTGAACTGGGGCAACCGTAGGGAAGGTACGGGCAGAGAAAACGTCAATGTTGATGTAGAAGCAGAAGAGAATGATCTAAGGACAGCAGGTGCCGACCCCAAGATGACCATATACAGGGGACTGGCCGACTTCACCAAATGTCCAACTCTACAACGTATGACAGACTACTTCGCCATGGAGCCCACTAAATCTAAACTACACATACAGTTCACAGGCGAGGTACTGAACATGCACATAGACAAACTGTATGACTTGGATGCTGATCCAAACAATGTTGTCCGTGTCATGGTGATGCTACAGGACTGGGAACCTGGACAGTTCCTGATGTATGGCAATGAGCAGTTTGACAGATGGAGGGCGGGAGACATACACAAATTTGATTGGCAGAACATTCCACACGCCACAGCGAACGCCAGCAACAGACCCAGACCCATGTTGGTAATCACAGGGGTCATGACAGACCAGACCAGAGATATACTGTCGAAGCCCATCAAGAAAAAGATATAGACCTTAAGTTTAAAATAATATAATATAGTGTATGAACAAAAAAATATTTGCACAATTATTGGCACACAGCCAAAACGATCTCACGAAGATAACACAACCATACATCTTGGAAACATTCGGTGTGGAAGTGGAACGTTGCGACACACTGGAGCAATACGTGGAGGCCATAGACAATGCCTGTCTGCACAAGTACTTCTCCAAGTACTGGCAGAACGACATGAAGAAATGGAAGTACTCGGGTGTGGCACTTATCGACGAAGTGAACAGTCTCAAACCAAGGGCAGTTCTTGATGTAGGTTGTGGCTATAACGAGTTCAAGGGCAAGATAGACAATCTCGTAGGAATTGATCCCTATAACGATCGAGCGGATTTTGAAGTTAGCACACTGGACTACAAGACGGATCAACGGTTTGACGCTATATTGTGTCTGGGTTCGGTGAATTTCGGTAGCAGAGACAAGATAATAGCGGAGGTGTCAAGATGTGTCAATCTTTTAGCAGATGGTGGCACCATGTTCTTCAGAGTCAACCCGGGTGTGCAACACGACAGACCCGAGGCAGATTGGATAGAATTTTTTGCCTGGAATGTTCCGTTTATAATAGAACTATCAGAGATGTTCAATCTAAAGGTGCTAGATATACGTGATGACACCAATCAACGTAAGTATTTCGTGTTTAGAAAAGTAAAATGAGTAGACTTATGCTAGAATTGTGCTACAATAAGAAGTAAATACCTACGATGCAGAAACATACTAGAAGTTTATTAGAAGAATTGAGCTCAATGCCTCTTAGGAGAGACAAAGAGGAGGTCGTGGAGAGCAGGGCTTCTCACATCCTGGAAAGTGCCATAAGACTGATGACCTATATAAGAGAGAATTTCGATCAAGACACAGCATTCAAACTAGAGAAGAAATTCAATTCAGCACTCAAGAACATGGATGCATCCAAATTCAGCAAAGGCGTTGCTCGTATCAAAGAGAACAGAGACGTCAAAGAAAATCTGCTTAAAATCAAAGACGGCGAATACAAAGAGGACTAACCAATGTTGATAGAAGATGTCCTAACAGAGTTTAAGAGGACACACCTTGAACACATCGAGGACATAGTTATAACCGACGGCTACGAGGGCGGCAAGGCGGTCTTGGAATACTTCAGGGGACTACTACTGACACTCAAAGGCACAAGTTCAGAGGCCATGAGTGTGTCTGTGAAATGGGACGGTGCACCTGCTGTGGTGTGTGGTACCAATCCAGACAACGGTAAGTTCTTTGTGGGCACCAAATCAGTGTTCGCCAAGAACGCAAAGATCAATTATACCAAGCGAGACATAGCGAACAATCACGGTACAGACGACCTAGGACAGAAGTTGTTGAAGTGTCTTGTGCATCTTAAAAAACTGAACATACAGGGTGTTGTTCAGGGAGACTTGTTGTTCACAGACGAGGACATCACACGTAAGAACGTGGACGGCAAACCCAATTTAACATTTACACCCAACACAATCACATACGCAGTGCCAGAAGCAAGTGATCTAGGTAAACAGATAGATAGAGCAAAGGTGGGGATTATATTCCACACAACATACGTGGGAGATGCCCTAGCGGACATGAACGCACAGGGAGGAGCAGACGTGAGTTCATTCGCCAAGAGCAATGATGTGTTCTTTGACAATGCCACTTACAAAGACGTGTCTGGCAGTGCTAAGTTCACTGACGATGAAACAAAACAATTCTATAACGGAATAGAGAAACTTGAGAACCTGTTGAACAGTGTGCCAAGGAATCTATCAAGTGTGCTGGGGCAGAACCAAGACTTCATACCCATGTTCCAGATGTACATAAACGCCATGGTGAGACAAGGACAACTGCCAAACGATGCAAACAAGTTTCTACTAGGCTTTAAGAAATTCTACAACGATAGAATGCAACAGCAAATGTCAGGACTGAAAGCACAGAAGGCTCTACAACTGAGACAAGATAAGATGAAACAGATGCCCGTGTTCCTTAACAGGGCAAAGAAGCCATTACAGGCCATGCTAACTTTCTATAGAGCGGTGCAGACAATGAAAGCATTCGTACTCAAAAAAATGAACCAAGCACAGGCCATAGGATCATTCCAACAGACGGACGGCGGACTGGAGGTCACAGAGCCAGAAGGATTTGTCGCTGTTGACAAGTCAGGTAATGCTGTCAAACTTGTGGATAGATTAGGATTCTCAAGAAGGAACTTGACGGCTATCAGCAAATTCAAGAAATAGATTCAAAGTTTTATTAATTTCATTGCTTAACTTTTCTGCATTGAAAAAGTGATTGTAATTGTATTGTCGTAGTGCCTGACTTTGCAGATACATGTCTTGCCACGGGGCATCACGAAGTCTATCACACACGTCAACGATGGTATCGATCCTTGCGCCAGGATGTCTGTTTAAATCATAAACCTCTTCGAAGTAATTGTTGAAAGTTTTAAATCCCATCTCTCTCAACTTCTGCAGATATAGGTAATTGCCATGCACGATGAAAAACTGTTGTGCGATAATTGGCTTCCATATTTTCTCGGTCATGAACACTTCATAATCGTTGTCGTTGGTCTCTGACACGATACTACAGGCAGTGTCGTTGTATGGCTTTTCAAATATGTCTTGATCCATGCCGTACTGTGGATAGTCCTGTGCCCATGGCAGTTCGTACTCGGCAGGCAGTTTCCTACTCGGCCACGATGTGTATAGGCTGTTTTCTAATACACCCTTATCTATTAATTTGTCATAAAGTTTTGTCCTGTGTGGTCTGGACATCTTGTTCAGATATAGGAAATCGTATTTCTTGTTAGAGTGGTCGAAGTCAAATGTTTTATCTTTGTGCTTGTTGTACATATAATACCAAAACCAACTTACCCCTCCTGTCCACCTTACATGTTCTATCTCTATTTCTGGATATTGTACTGTATTGTTGATGTTCTCCAATGACTCCCATGGGTTGGATTTTATAAAGACAAATCCCTGGCTATGTAGTAATTTACAACGTCTTTCTAATTCTGTGTTGAACTCTTCATTATCTTTCAGTCTGATATTTGCCGTCCTCATATCAATTATTGCAAATTTACGATCGAAACTGTCCAAGTCGTAGCCATGTAAGGAGTAATATTCTCCAGTCATTTCAAAAGTTTGATCCTTTATACTGTGCATAGAAATAAAATTCTCGAGGTCCTGATGAAAGCCAGTCTTCATTACGTCTGTGAGAATAAAGTTTCGTTGCATAAGCCCTATAAATACCTGTATGTTAACACCATTTTTAAAGTATGTATCTGAGGGCAAGGTCATAAGGCGACATAGTGACTTGCAGAGATACACTTTCCCAGAGGTCACTGAGAGGATATACCTCAGTTTCCTGGCACTAGCCCTGATGAGTCAGAACAAGGACACACAATCGTTCGCTAAATCATATGCGGACCAGACCATGGCCAAGGGCACATTCGACCAAGTGAGGATGATCAACAATGATCTATCAAACATGTTGGCCATCGTGTCGGGTGATCCTGAGATAACCAAGAAGCTCAAGAACAAGGACCAAGCACAGGCCATGAGACAGAGACAGCCGGTACCGGTGATGGCGCTGAGGAGATACCTAAGGACCTGGGAGGATCATTACAAGAATCTAACACATCTTGAGAGGGCACTTAACATAACAGACGCCAACCTCAAGAATATAAGGCGAGCAGTGGCCAACTACACAAAGTTGGATTCAAAGATGAAGATGCAGACCCTACACAGGCTACAACAGCAACTACAGGCCAAACTGCCCAACACTGACATATTAAAGAAATTCAAGGAACTGTAATGCAAGAACAAAGAAAAAAATGCCACAGGTGCAACTGCGATCCACATTGTGATGAGCCCTGCTCTAACTGTGAGAAGTGTGATCACTGTGACTGTGACAGATGTTTAGAGAGGGCATTTTGAAAATGATCAAGTACATCTGTGAGAAGTGTGGGTGTGAACAGCACTGTAGAAAATCCTGTACCGAGTGCAGGGACTGTCCAGACTGTGCTTGTAAGGAATGTGATGCCAAACGAAAATAGTTACTGGGTATACTATCTCCATCACACCGAACCCACTTACCTAGAAGAGGCAGGCAACGGTCAACAGGCACAGAGAGATGCCAGTTTGAAATATGTCAAGCAATGGCGTGTATGCCTGGACATAGGAGCCAACGTTGGCGAATGGGCAAGACCCTTGGCCAAGAGGTTCGACCATGTGATCTGTTTCGAACCCAACCCCAACTTCAGAGAGTGCTTCAACAGGAACATCACAGAATCAAACGTGACACTGTATCCATATGGGTTGAGCTCACATTCACACACGGCCGAACAGGGCACCAATCACACACATCTAAACTACGTGGTGGGGGACACCACACCTCGCGATGGCGACATAGAATGTCGATCCCTTGACAGTTTCGATCTCCGTAATCTTGACTACATCAAGATAGATGTGGATGGGTTCGAGATACCAGTGCTCCGAGGTGCACAGGAGACCCTGAAGAGAAACAGTCCCGTGATCAACATTGAGATGAAGGAACGCAAGAGGCCCAAGATAGTTGAAGAATCTAGGAAAATACTGCGTAACCTTGGTTATAATCGTCATTCACGTGTGAGAAGTGATGAAGTGTGGCTCAAATCTTAATATTACAGCATAATTTACCAATCTTACCACTAAATACTTGCAACTTGATCCCTGAGCGGGATCAAAGCATTATGTTAACAGAAAAAAGGAGGATAACAAATGCCAATAGCACAAAACAACTTTTCACTTAACCAAAACTTCGAAGTGGGTTCAGTGGATGTAACATACTTCACAGTGGACTTCATCAACAGTATGGCTTCAGAAACAGGAAGTGTTTCTGCAGGCTCGGCTACTGCTGGTTTAGAACTTGTGAGACAAACAATAGGCCAATACTGCACAATTTTGTTTGAAGGTCCATTAACGGATACCGGCACACAAAAAACTTACGGTGTTAGAACAGACGAACTGCACACATTAGGTGCGGCGGCTGAGAAAACATTAGGCGCAGGTGGTTTACTTGAAGAAGCGATCAAGGCTTTGGATGAATCTTCTTCATCTTACCCAACAATTACAGCAGACATAACTTCAGCAACAGTTAGAGAAACTAAACTTGGTATCTTGACTGCGGCAGTTGTATCGTAATAGTTTGTAATATTAGGAGGATAAGAAATGCCAATTAACTCAAATAACAATGCAGTTTTCGTAGCAGATACTAGAACTGACGGTGAAGTTGCACAAGAGTATTTTACTGTTGTGGTAACTGACACATCAGGAACAGCAGTTGACATCGACGGAAACACGCACAAAGACGGAATCGTGGACAGGATCCTACAAGGGATTCAAACACGAGGTACTCTAAGGTACTACAACATCACAACAACTAACGGTACGTTGACAGTTGCGATCGAAAGAGCAAACTCTTGGGAAGACTCAAATCAATCTGATTTGTCTGGAACGCCAACAGCGACAGCGGCGGCGAACTTACAGACTTTTCTAAGAGCGATGGGAACAGTCGAGTGTAGAGCGAGTTCAACATCTACATCAGAAGATGCTAAAATCGACGTGGGCGGAACTACAGTAGCAGTTGTGGGTAACGTATAATTCTAATCTATCTCGGTAGATTCTAATTACCAAGGGGCGGATCTTTAATTAGGTCCGCCCTTTTTTTATCAGTTAAATATCAGTATGAAACACCTCAAAGCAACAAAAATGTTTCCCATGGAAAACGGAAATCCTTACGAGATAGTGACCATGTCCATGGACGAGATCCAGACGGCATCGATATACCAAGAGATACCGGATCGTGATTCATTGAAAGACAGCATCAGCAAAGGTGAAATGGAACAGCCTTTGATGTTGTGGCCGATGACACAGAAATACTGGCAGAACATTCATCTAAAATTTTACAAAAGGAGCAGTCCAGACCTACCGGCCGAGGCACCAGAGAAAGATGGCAGGGTCCTGGTTGTTTGGAAAGGACGTCAGAGATATCAAATGGCCAAAGAGTTGGGATTTACACACGTGGACTGTGTCATAGAAAAAGAACTTCACAAAATAGTAGGAAAGGCCCAATCGGAAAGAAACACAAATGTATGAGTACCGCATACACACCTTGGTAGACATCACCAACAACGGAAACCTCAAACAGCAATTCCCTTTCACCACGTCAGCAGGCAACAAAGTACACGACAAGCACACGCTCGCAATAGCACGTGACCAGAATTCAAACTTCAGTACCATGTTGCAACTGCTACAGATGAGGGGTAACATCACGTGGGAACAGCCACCGCAGAAGGTTGAACTGCCCAACCTGGGTAACCATGCTTTCGGATCCTACTACGAAGGTGCACACTCCACATGGCACTTCCAGTTCTTCACTGAACAGTCGGGAGTGTACGGAGACTTCACAGACCCCACCGAGAACCTGGTGGAGGACTTCAGCCTCATACCCATTGTCGCGGACTGCACCAACACAGCACACCTGCCCATACACACCTTTGTCACCAAAGAAATAACTGGCACGGACAGGCAGAAGATCATCGGTGCACTGGCGGGCGGGATCATAAACACGTACTTTTCATACGCCGGTCCCATCGATAAATAACAGTACATTTAGGCACAAACAAAAACACACAGAGGCTCATCCAGGCAATGCGACAGGCACAGTTCCAGGCTATAACGGCGGAGATCAGAGAGATCAAACAGGAATTAAGAGAATACATAATATTGATGAGTACAACAGAATTAGAGAAACAGAACCTTGAAGCACACGTGGACCTTTGTTCAGAGAGATACAAAGGCTTACACGACAGACTGAGTGCGATCGAACTTCGTCTAGGTAAAATGAACGAAGAGATGACCCAAGGTCACAAGTCACAGACAAAGACAATCATAGCAACGGCGGGCACAGTGGTCGCAGGCTTACTATCAACGGTGGTGGTGATCCTGATGAAGATGCCAGGCTAATATTATCAATACATGTTCATACAGATAGCACCTCGGGCCAAGGTCTACGTCACAGACACTGACGTTGAATTCATCCGGGCACACTCGACAGAATCATTCAGGAGTGACCAACTGTCTCCGGAGGACGCGGACAAGGCCAAGAGGTTGGCGGACAAGGCCATCTTCGTGCGAAAGAAACTTGACACCCACATGCAATATGCTTTAAATAGGAAGATAAAGTTTGTGGCCAATGACAGGAAAAAATAAATCAGAACTGGTAAAACAGATAGAAGCCTACGGGCTGAAGTCTAAACTGGCGGATCTAGCACAACGGGAACAGGCACGTCAACCGTTCCGCCACCTGCCCAAGCAGTTCTCAAAGGGCATCCTTATCGGCAACATAGCCATCGTACCCAAGAAGCACACGGGCACCAGGTACGTGTACGTGATAGCGGACATGATGGAAGCCAAAATCTTACACGAAGACATCAACCTCAAACAAACTGCCATACTGGTGGCACACTACCTGGCGGACGGCAAGAACGTGCCCTACAACATATTGGACGTTGACGCCAAACACGCTTCACAACTGTTTGACATACAGAGTGCCAAACGCATGATACGG